CACCCAGCAGGGCCTGCTCGATGAGTGATGGCTGTGAGTCTTCTGCACCGCGCGCTGCTGTTAGTTTACCCTGCAGCTCTGCAATTGTTGTCTCGGCGTTAGCTATCATGGCGTCGGTACCTGCACTCAGGTCGCCACTCTGGTAGCCAAAGAACGTCTTAACAAACTCAGGCGCTTTGCTTAGTGCGGCATCACCAGCCGATGTGGCGGCGTTAACAGCACGTAGCACGCCCAGCTTAACCTTCTGCGACATAATCTGCATTTGGATGCCCATGACGTCGACGCCCTTGGTTACGCCGTCAGAGATGCTACGACCAAAGGCCATCATACCAGCGGCGCCACGCGCAATACCAGACCGCAACACATGTACGCCGGCAGTTGCTAGGTGCATAACCTGCTTCATACGGTACATTGCCGACTCGGCGTTATCCATAGCGGATACGATAGCGGGCCAGTTTTCGTGAGCGCTCTCGACTAGTGCTGTGTTCAGCTGGTTCTGGAACACGTCAGCGAGTGTTCCCATTTGATCGGACAACTGCTCAGCCTTGCGCGCTGTGCTCTCAGCCATAACTAGGCCTAAGTCTGTGGCCTTCTGCCGCATGTCGTCAAGACCAGCTGAGCCGTCCTTGAGCATGTTAACCAGCGCAGCACCTTCTGAGTCGAAGGCCTTAAACGCTAGTCGTAGTTGTTCCTGTGGTGTCTGGGCCGCTTTGATCGCGTCCGCGTAGTCACCTAGTACAGCCTCGGTGGTTCGCAGGCTGCCGTCGTTATTTCGTAGTTGGATACCTAGGGATTGCAGTTCTTTCTGTAGGATGCCCGTACCCTGTTGTGCTTCACCCAGTCGCCGCGCAAATCGCTGTAGGCCCATGTCGAACTTTCTGACATCGACGCCAGCACGATCGGCTGCAAAGCGTAGTTCTTGCAAACCTTCCACTGTCACACCGATCTTGTCGGCGGTCTTAGCTAAGTGGTCGGCTGATTTGATTGCTGCGCGTGTAAGGCCCGCGTAAGCCACTGCTGTAGCGCCTACTGCTGCGGCGCCCATCTTAAATGCTTGTCGCACACGCTTGGTGTGTTTGATCTGGTTCTTTGCCCAGTCCCGTGTTTTCTTGTCGGAGCTTTTCAGCTTCTTACGTAGCTCGGCGTCGTCGCCGGTCAGTAACACGCGAAGGGTTGCAATTGCACCCGCCATCTCGCTTACCTCTTCTTGTTACGGCGCTCCATCTTACGGACGCCCTTTTCTGTTTGTATTGTTAGCTCTTTCTTGTAGTCTTGAATAATCGACTGAGCGTGTGGCTCGAAGGCGTCAAGCAAGAACGGAGTTTCCTCGTCACCCTTACTGTTACCGTAGTGCATCGACAGCACGTAGTTTCCGGGCATGCGGCCTTCGGCGTCTTTAGCGCCCTTGCCGCCGGCTTTAACTGCGGCCCACGAGATTCGATCGTCGTACTTGCCGCGAGAGGTGCCAGAACTCACCTTAATCGTGTCACGCAGTGAACCCTTATCGACGGGCACCATTCCTTTTGCGCGTTCAGCCACGGGCTTCATAGCGTCCCGTGCTGCAATCCTTGTTGCTGATTTGATGACGTCGGCATCGAACTCCTTAAGGACTTTCTGTAGTTCCTTAAGACCCTCGACACCGAACTTTTTAACCACTGCCATTTTTAGCTCCCATCATTCGTTTCAGGATAGCCATTTGTGCTTCCTGTTGGCGCGAAAAGCGCTCTTGTTCTTCTTGCTCCTTCTTAGCCGTCGCGTACTCGACAAATGAGAAGGGCTTGATGAAGTCTTCGGGCTGTGTCTTGGCTCCGTTGCAGTTCGCCATGACGGATGCCTGTAATGCGGACCTGAAGTCCTCCCGAGCTGGACCGAACGGCTCGATGTTGGAATATATCATCCACTCTGTTAGTTCCCGAGACGACATGCGGCGATCTAGCTCTGCCACAGTCATCCCGAGGTGACCGGCTAGGCGAAACTTAAATAGCCGAGTCGGGTCCTGTTTTAGTTTCCCTCTAGTATTTCCGCATCTTCTGGAGTCAGTCCAGACAGACGTGACACAACCTCAACGACGCGGTCGAGAGCTTCTGCTGACTTCTCAGCGAGCTTGTTAACCTCTGCGTCGGTGAATAGGCGCTTGCCGTCTTCGTCGATGATGCCGTTGGCGGCCATAGTTGCGCGCAACGCCGCTAAGCCTTGTGTGCGGATCATGTCGTCAAAGCGATCGCGCTCGCCCGCAGTCATGCCGCGGACCTTAACGTGACCGCCCCACTCAGGGACCTCAACCACGTCAGTTGGAATATCGTTACATCCTAAGATGTCTTTCTTACCTAATAAAGCCATTATTCGTTCTCCTCGAATTTGTTTGATTTTCGCAGATTCTCCTCTGCGGGTAGGTGTTGTAGATTCCATGGTGCGTGCAGTCCGCAGACTACGTGCTCACCTTTGGAGTTGACGCCCTTTAGAGGCACGATGTGGTCAACGTGGTAGCCTTCTGGGCAGGTTGCATAAATCTGACGTATTTCCTTACGGTCTCCGTACGTTCGCATATCTAGTTCACGCTCGCGCCGACTGCTCATTTCCCGATAGTATCCGGGATTATTAAGATAGTGTTGGCGTTTGTATAGCTTTATGCGCTCTGCGTTGTCAGCTACGTAGCGCCTTCCGTAAGCTAGCTTACGTTCGCGGTTAGCTTTGTCCCATCGACGTGCTGAGTCTCTTGCCACATCCCGATTGGATGTGCACCACTGGCGGTTAGTCGCGTTACGACAGACCTTGCACTTACCTTGTAACCCGTCTTTAGATGTCTTGCGAGGACTAAACTCACTGAGTGCTTTATACTCTCCACATTTGCTGCATGTCTTCATAGACGTCTCCTTATCAAGGTCATACTACTAGACAAAACATAGAATGTAAATCAAAATAAGGGGGCCGAAGCCCCCGTCAAACTTATGCAGGTGTTAAGTCAAAAGTGACAGGACCTGAGATAGTCAGCTCGATGGTGCAAGCGACTTTGTCTTCTTTGGGGTGTGCTACGCCGTATGAAGTAACGAACGCAGTGAAGTCAGCACGTGCTGATTCAGCGCCAGATACCCACTGGATAGCGTAAGTGCCAATGTGCCGTCAACGAATGCTGTAGCAAGCGCATCGTGGTCAGTGTCACCGGGCGTCCAGTTTAATGAAACAGTGATAGAACCGTTGTCCTTGGCACCGACTAGCTTGCGCATGTCGTCGTCGCCGTATGACAGCAGGTCTACAGTAGCGCGGCTCAGCTCGAGTGCTGAAATGTCGTCTACTTCGGCAACCTGTGTGGCAGCAGAGATGGTGCCAGAGATTGATGGAGTTACGTGGAACTCGGTCGTACGACCGTGGAAGGGGGCAGCAATAGCCATTATGATGTCCTCATCTGCAGATTGAGTGTAATGAAATGATGGTACACACGTAGTTTGTCGTCATACTCCGCACCTAGATCATTAATCAAGGCGTGCGCAGCGGCATATCCGTCGAGCGCAACTTCTGGTGCTATGAACTGGTCAATGATTGCCTGACGCATTGTCTCGATTTGAGACAGGCGCTCAGCCCTCAAAGTGAGCCGTACTTCTGGCTCGAGTAGCACCGAAGTGCCTGCGTGTGTCGTTAGGTGGACGTTGTCTAGCATGCGGAATACTACCGCCGGCTGGGTGTCGCCCTGTTGAAACCGCAAGTAGAAGATGCGGTCCCCAGTAAGTGCGTTCAGGGCCGTATTGCCCACAAGCGCAGATCTAATTGATGTTGGTAAACTCATAGTATCCCCTATTCTAGCTCGAACAGATCGTCAGTGATCGCGTCGGGTAACTGGACACCGGCGGTTCCACCTGCTACAACAGACAACACGTCACCGTGTAGCGTCTTCGTGGCGATCTCGTCGGCCTGTATCACAATCATGCGATTGCGGTGGTCAGCCATTGCTGAGGATAGGATACGAAGAACACGTGTACCAAACACTAGGAAGCTGTCGGCCTGAATGAAGCTCAGGTCGCTACTGTTGTAACGCATGTACACTGTGTAGTTCGTGGTTGAGTTTGTAGCGTTGTCAGCGGTAAACTCACCGGCGGTTTTAGAGATCACCTCCGCGTAGAAGGCTCCTTCGTTGGTGTAGCCTGTCTCAATCTCACCGAGATCCGTAACCGTGTTGGCCGGTGTCATCAGTGTGACCTTGTGCCGGAGTCGTCCTGCTCTCATGTCTCCCCCTTACGCTAATCGCGTTTTGAAAGGAGTGAGTAGCCGCTCGGCGGTTAGTGTCATCTTGACGTGTGTGACGCCCTGTCCTGTGACCGAGTTCTCACGGTTCTCGTACATGTCACCCACGAGCAACAAGATAGCCGACTTAACTGAAGACGGCACCGACGACTCATCAACGTCAACGTATGTGACAGTGATGTTGAAGGGCTTGTCACCGCAATCGGTCGGCCAGTCCGAGCCGAATGCAGGGTAGATGTAAGAGCGCCCGCCACGATTAACGAGACGGGTCGTGCCGTAAGATTGCTCAGCATTTTCGGTGTCATAGTACGACACGCTACTCACGCTTTGCGAGTCGGCAAAGAGTACCAAAGCAGTTGCGTCCGATGCTGGGAATGCGTCGTACTGCTCGGTTTTTGTTCCTGAGCGGAAGCCACGATTGCAGAACGCCTCGGCGTGCTCAGTGGCAGCGTCGACCATCAATGTGATCTCAGCTTGCTCGGCAGTGTCAAGAGTGCCAAGCCGCAGGTGCTGTTGCACTTCTGCGAG